CGAGGGCATCAGAGGGAGATTTTCGGATTCGCTGTGTGCTGTATCATAAGACCGAATTCGAAAACGTAGCCACGGGAATGCCCTCAGGGACCCGCCAGGCTGCTTGGGGACATTTTCGAAAGCCTCCGCGCAAATGGGGGTCATCCACGGGTGTGGCTAGGAGTGCTGGGGAGCTTTCACGGGTGCTTAGCGAATGACTGGGGGTCACTCAGGACCCACCTAGGAACATTGGGGAGCGGCCAGGGTCGTCTAGCCCCAGGCAAGTGTGTGTCAGGGGGCGTCCAGGGCACTCTAAGCCTGTGTATCCTGGTGGTGTTTTCGGTTTCGCTGTGTGCTATATATTCACTATCCCCACCGTTTAGTGCCTGGTGAGCCCGTACGCGTGGTAATGCGTGGTAATGCGTGGTAACATAAGGTTACCTCAGTACAAATCGTTACAATAAACATATGTACAATCGCGAGACGACCATCTTGGTTCTTGTGAATATGACTATATACGTGCAGATGGAAATACGCCAGGTGTGCCCTCAGAGTGCCTAATCGTGTGGTTATAAGGCTCATCCTTTTATAATAAAATATTATAAAAAAGTTGTGTACATCGATAATTAGATGATGTATACCGCGGGCACCCGTGCGCCTGATATATAGTATGCACAGATAGTTACAAACAGATATAATTGGTTACATTTTATTACAACAAAACTGTATACAGATGATTAATAATTTAGTATAATAACCATACAAATTAAATAAAACATCATTTAATTTGTTCAAATGCATTTATTGCATTTCGAGTTTTTTTAAAAATTTGGTTACAAATGATAACAAAACTATTATTTACTGTTACAATATAGTTTGTTATAATATACTTACTGATTAAATATATAATCAGATTAAATAAATCACTGAGGTAATACCCATGACGAATTCAAAAAATATCGCTGAAACTGTAAAAGCTCCTAAAACTATCGTGGCAAAGCCTGAGGCGAAAAAAGCCGCAGCGCCAAAAGTTGATGAAAAATCAACAGTTTTAGTTCTAGCAACCATTGAGAATCCTGGCAAGCAGTTCAAGGTGCTTGACAAGAAATTGGAGCTATCTGAGTCAACTAAAATTAAAATGACCCAGGCAAACCCCAAGCGTCCCTCAAGTAAAATCTACCAGACGTACGAGATGTACAAAAGTGCCAAAACGATCGGGCAATATGCTGAGAAATTTGGTAAAGGATGGCAAGCTGGTGTTAAGTACGACTACCAACACGGCTTTTTAACAATATCTTAATACCTTAACCGCGACAAGGACGTCGCACCACTCAATGACCCTGGAGACCCACAATGCGTATCAATATTCAAAAACTCAGAGAAGCTGGCTACGAAGTTCACATCGACAATGACCAGATCGACATCGTCCCTAGTGGCCGTCACGATGACTCAGGAGTCATCTGGAAAGAAATCCACGAGACCGCCTCGAGAGTGCTCGAAGAGCCACAGCTAACCATGGTCACTGAGGAGACCGTGATGAACATCCAGAAGCACCACATCATATCTCTCTTCGATATGTAATCTCGTAAAACATAGCCAAGGGTCCTCACGGGCCCATTTGGGGGTGTGTGGTCCTCGCGTGAGCACAGCCCCCAGCAGCCTCGCAAGCCGGAGCGAAGAGTGCCCAATGCCATCCCTCGAGCCCACAGAGATTCGTAGGGCGTAAGGGCCTTGCGGCGTGTGCAGTACTATTGAACTCGAGACGAGAGTGTGCGAGGTGGTCACTCACAGATGGCCCGTGTGTGCATCGTTTCAGATTTAGTGTATGGTACTACATAAGCTTTTACCCTGGTGCACTGACAGATAGTTATAAAAGGAGCGTGCTTATGCTAAACTATTATTATATTTATGCGCTCAGATATGGTATAATAAACTGAGGCATACAGCCTTCGACAGCCCCATCTGAGCATTATTTAAGTGGACAAAGATAATATTATTTGGTTATAAAAGGAGCGTGCTTATGCTAAACTATTATTATACTTACGTGCTCAGATATGGTATAATAAACTGAGGCATACAGCCTTCGACAGCCCCGCACCCAGACATTATTATTTAGCCCATGTACATAAATAAATAGTTATAAAAAGGCCCCTCTTATGCTATTTAATTATTGTATTATTTAGGCCACTATTGTATAATAACCTTGCTGGAAAAATAAATTAATTAAAAATGGTAAAAAATTATGCAAAATTTAACCACCCAACAATTACAAACATTAAAAACCCAACTTTTAAATTCTTTATGTACAACCTCAACTATAACTGACAAATTATTAACTAACGAAAATAACGAATTACAACATCAATTATTATCACAAATACACACATTATTAAATATTGCAGATAATTTATTATTTCAATATACCCCAAATAACATACAATATAAAAATAATAAACTATAACATTCATTTACATAAATATACAATTACTTAAAAATAATTGTATATTTATTCATTCTTTATTGTTATAATTATCTTACAAATTAATTATATAGGAATTACCCAAAATGCATAATTTTTATCTTTCATCTGGCCTCACAATCTCAATAATATCATTTATCGAATATTTCTTTTAACCTCAAATTAAATGCTCAAGGATGAGCCTCAGGAGTTACCTCATGAACAAAGATAAACATTCCCCGTTTCACCACGATGAGATCGAAGAAGTCCGTGAAGAAGTCTTAAAAGCCATTAAAGAGAATGTAACTGGTTACTTATACCTCGGATCAATGAAGGAGTCCCTCAGAGCAGGCTACGATGAAAAGAGTGACGGAGGCATAATATTTAAACACTTCTTTAGTGTTTACTGCAATGCCCTCGATGTACAGGTGGATGAGCGTGGATATGTGATATGACTGTTACTATGACCCCCACAGCTACTCACTATGCCTTCTTCACTAACACAAGAGGCATGTTCCTGAAGAACCTCACACTATCAGGCGTATCTATGTCATGGCATGATTGCTGTTACTTCCAACCTAAAGAAGCTCTGAGGTTAGTCGAGAGTAGATGTACGCATCTTAAAATTAATTACGCTGAGGTGTAATCAGTTGTGTACATGGACGTACACTGTTGTATAATAGTATCTTAATCAATCACAGAGTAATCATTATGAAGAAGTTCCTCCTCGCACTCACCCTTACCATCGCTGCATCAGCCGCTCAAGCAGACCTCCATAGTCAACTCAGTGCACAGGGAGACTACCTCGCTGATGTATCTCGAGAGTGCAGCTGGAGTATGAAGGTGCATAAGAAGTGGAACTCAGAGTGTGATACCATGTACTCTAAGAGGACCTCCATGGTCAATACTGCGAACGGTATGATCAAGGCTGGAACTGCGAAGAGTCTACCTCAGAGTGTAGTGAGGAGTGTGATGAGAGGGTTGGATCAGAGTCAGCTCACGATTGACTACGCCGTAGAGGCAGGCTACCGACGCCGTGTTGGGAAGTAGGTTGATGATAAGAGAGTGTGATGTTATAACCTTCTGTTATATGTATCGCTCTCTCAGCTACCCACCTCTGATGAGTGAGAGTGGCGGCCACCACGATCCTCTTCGTAGTGGACTCGTGAGAGAGATGACACCCCGTAGGAGCACGCAACACCTCACCCCTGCTACCTACCATCCGGGAAAATTCCCTGGGGGTAAGGAGGTAAAACAATCAAACACCTCACCCCTGCTACCTACCATCTGGGAAAATTCCCTGGGGGTAAGGAGGTAAAACAATCAAACACCCCGTAGGAGCACGCAACACCTAACAATCTAACAATCTAACACTCTAACACTCTAACACTCTAACACTCTAACACTCTAACACTCTAACACTCTAACTATCTAACTATCTAACACACTTAATACAAACCTATTGCTCTCAGGAACTAGGGGGTAAACCCTATGCACTGTTTAAAATAAATATGTACAACTATCCAATTTTAAATTATAATATCCTTATCACGAGGACCCACATACGATGCCGTCAATCAGATTAACAGCTCCACAAACTAGATTTTTCAAGTCACGCGCGAGATATAATCTATTCTGTGGTGGGTATGGTTCTGGCAAATCAGAGGCACTCTATACGAAGTTGATCTCAGAGAAGATCATGAGACCGGATGTGGACTTAGGAGTCTTTGCACCTACTTTCGATCTTATCAGGATCATCTCCTATCCTCGCATACTCACCCTACTCGATCAGATGTCGCTACCCTACCAGCTGAATAAGTCTGAGAACATCCTCTACATAGATAACTATGGGAAGATACTATTCCGCAGCATGGAGGTTCCTGAGCGCTTGGTTGGCTTCGAGATATTCTCAGCCTATGTTGAAGAGCTCGACACCATGAGAGTGAACACAGCTGAGGATGCTTGGATCAGACTGATAGCGCGATGTCGGTCAGTAGACCCCAAACATCCCCACGATACGAATCACATAGAGGTGGCTACAACACCAGAGGGATATAAGTTCTGTTATAGTCGCTGGGGTAAGAATAACTCTGATCCTGATTACAGAATCATCAAGGCGCCTACGGAATCGAATCCTCACCTACCTGCTGACTACGTCTCATCACTCCGTAAGTCATACCCACCTCAACTCATTGAGGCTTATTTGATGGGTGACTTCGTTAACTTGAACACCAAGAGTGTTTATCCTAACTTTGACCGCCGGTACAACTGCACAGATAGAGTAGTACGCCCACAGGACCACTTGCATATAGGGTGTGACTTCAATGTCTTGAATATGAACGCCATAGTTCACGTCATAGAGGATGGCCACCCACTAGCTGTGGCAGAGCTCATAAAGATGAACGACACACCTCATCTCATCGAGACTATACAGTATAAGTACCCTAACCACAGAATTTCAATCTACCCAGATGCATCAGGCAGATCGAAGAAATCTATTGACGCCTCCCGCTCGGATATCACTCTCTTACGCCAAGCACCTAACTTCGAGGTCATTGCACCTAACCGCAATCCTCCAGTGAAAGATCGTACACAAGCTATGAATGCACAGTTTGAGAATGCCCTAGGTGAAAGAAATTACAGAGTGAATATCGCCACATGTCCTGAATATACATCAGCCTTGGAAATCCAATCATATGACAAGAATGGAGTTCCAGAGAAAGACCCTAAGAACTCAATAGATGATATAAACGATTCGGCGGGTTACTTCATACATTCAGTCTATCCGATTAATCGTCGCCAATTTGCACTACATACAGTAGGAGTTTAACATGCCTCAACCAGCTATTGCCTCATCGTCAGAAACAGAAGCATCATCAGAAGATAACGAGTTAGTAATCACTCCACTTACTGGTTCTCCTACTGCGATCTCTAATACTTACTCTTCTCATCTCTATGAGTGGGTTGCGACTCGCGATGGACTAGAAGGTGAGTCAGCGATAAAGTTTAAGAATGAGCTTTATCTTCCAATGCCATCAGGCATGAGGATAATCTCTCAACAGGCTGTATCACAGCAACTGCCATATTACAAGAATCATGGCCAGTCAGGTTCTCAGCTACTTTTAGAGTCTAGACTATCATATCAGAATATTCCTTCATTCCATCCGAATGCGGCGTATGCAGCTTATCTATCTAGAACTCTCTATCCTGAGCTTACATCGTTTATATTGCGAGGGTTGTTAGGATTAGCCTGTTCTGAAGCACCAACAATCAAACTACCTAAGTCAATGGAGTATCTACTTGACAGTGCTACTCCAACTGGCTCATCTCTTGAAGAGCTCTATTCATATGCTCTATCAGAAGTATTAACAACTGGCCGTCTACCACTAATGCTAGACATCACAGATGAAAGCAAAGTGCTATTTGTTCCTTATCAGGCAGAGCACTTAGTTAATTGGAAGTCTCGCCGCTCAGAGAACTCAGCTGAAACACTACCTTCTATGTTAGTATTTGAAGAGGTTACAGATGCTGAAGACTTAGGCGAGCTAACAGACTCTTTTGCTCATAACACCAGGATAGTCCAAAGAGTCCCACGAATCGATGGACCTACTGGATTGTATGTAATTGATCGCTACATTGAAGGTGCGTATAAAAGTACGGTGGTTCCGAATTTCAGAGGGGTTCCGTTGACAAACATACCTGTAACAGTCTACGGGTCCATCTCTAACAACTTAACAGTTGATCCATCTCCACTCTTTCCGATCGCGAATACCTCGTTACATATTTATATGAAGAATGCTGATTTATCACAAGCTGAGTTCATGACGTGTAATCCTACTCTCATCATATCAGGTATCTCTCCAACCAATCCACCTGCAGCTGTAGGTTCAACGGTCTCGTTGATCTTACCTGATCCTGATGCGAAGGCATATTATACACAAACTGATACCTCAGGCTTAGACCATGTATTGAAGCATATCGATCAGTTGTATGAGCACGCTATCTATCAAGGAGCTCAACTCTTAGATTCGTCTAAGAAGGCCGCAGAAGCTGCTGAGACCGTCAGATTAAAGCAAACAGCTTCAGGTGCTACTCTGTTAGGTATAGTTCGTAACTTAGGTAAGGGTATTGAAAAGCAGCTCAAACAGATTGCTGAGCTGTTTGGAGAGAATCCTGATGACGTAGTGTTTAGACCTACTTTAGAGTTTATGACCAACGGTATGTCTCCGTCTGAACTAACCGCGTTAGTTGCTTCATGGGCTGAGGGTGCTCTCAGTCACTCTACTCTTCTTGAGAACTTCAGGAAGGCTGGACTTCTTAAAGAAGGAGAGACCATTGAAGACGAAATGTCAACGATCAAATCTGAGCCGCCGAAGGTTGTTCCTGGCGATGAAGGTAAACCAAATGGAGAAGACAAACCCGATGGCGATGAGCAAGATAGAAGTGCAACCGCTGATGAATGAGCATCCAATCATGATTGATGGATATCCACCCGAGGATAAGTTTATGGATATAGGAGGGGCTGTAAAAGCTCTCAAAGCAGGACATAAGATTATGTGTCCCGGCATGAAGGGAGCTTATTATGAGTTACAACTTCCTGATGATCACAGCAAGATGTCTATGCCTTACATCTTTAAGAGAACACCTTGTGGAAACCAAATTCCTTGTAACTTCAGTCATACTGATGTTCTTAGGGAAGACTGGTCAATCTTAGTAAACTAGCTGGAGGATATATGGATAACGATGCACTAGAAAAGAAAATTCAAGAGAAAGGTTTAGATGCTCCTAGAGTAACTCCTCCTGAGCTTGAAGCTAAAATTAAGGATGTGGAATATGTTAAGCATATAACACCTTCTGGCAAAGTATTACGATGGGCTGTTCTCGATTTAGTGAACGGCTTTGCAGTAGTAGGTTCTCCATCGGTTTCAGTGTCAGTTGAGAACGATGATGAGGAAGTTGGAGAGGAAGTTGCCTATGACAACTCTCTAAATGAAATGTGGCCTCTTGAAGGTTACTTATTACAACAAAAATTGTTTGAAGAACAATAATCCCTAATCCCTGGAGAAACATATGTGGTTTGAAAAATACAATGCATGTTACTTGGAAGAAAATGGCGGTGATGGTAGCGGTGATAGCGGCGGTCAAGGCAATGGCGCTGCACCTACTGAAGCTGAGATTAAGCTACAAGCTGAGATCGATAAGCTTGTTGGAAAGAATTCTCAGCTGTTAAGTGAGAAGAAGAAGTTCCAAGCCAAAGCTGCTGAGTTCGACGGTATGGATGCCGTAGAGCTCAAAACTCTTCGTGAACTAGGCAAGCGCTTAGAGAACGATCAGGAAGTTAAGCTCATCTCCGAAGGTAAGCTTGATGAAGTAATCAATCGTCGTACTGAAAGAGTCCGAATTGATCTTGAGTCTAAGATGGAAGCTATGACTACTAAGATGGCTGAAGTTACTGAGCAGCGTGATTCTTTCCAATCTCGTCACAACAACTATGTTGTTGATACTAATCTCCGCAAAGCTGCTGAGAAAGAAGGTGTTTTACCTGAAGCTATTGATGATGTTGTATCTCGTGGCAGATTAGTATTCAACTCTATCGAAGACGACGGTAACATCTTGTCTCGTGATAAAGATGGTGAGTTGAAGAAAGGCGAAGATGGTCAGGTAGTGACACCAACCTCTTTCGTTAAAGGTCTTAAGACTACTTCATCTTATTACTGGCCTCAATCTAAAGGTGGCAACCTATCAGGTGGTCAGTTTAAAGATATGGATACAGCTCACCAGTCACTCGATCAAGCTGTTAAAGCAGGCGATCAGACTTCTTACAGAGCTTCTCGTGATAAAATGAAAGGTAAAGCTAAAGCATAATCCCTCAGGGATTACCAGGGATTAATTATTTTTATTTATATAATCATATATAATATATAATAAAAATACCCTGGTAGACCCTGGTCATCCCTGATTATCACCCCTTTATATTATTAATATAATATTATTATCTCCAAGGGTCTTTCTTGTTATTCATATATTTAAAAGGTTTCAACCCTTGGTTAATTCTGTTATCTGCACTCTTTTTCCAACATACAGCTTCAAACCAATCATAAGTATACCCTAGTCGTATTTGAATTCTTTTGAATTTGATTCCTATGAAATATCCTTTCTTTTCATTAACCCATCTAACTCCCGGTATTTTATGGGGTGAACTTCTAGCTTGAATACCTCGGTATTCATAAGTACCGCTTAGCGAGTTTTTTCTATTTATATTATTTGGATTTATATTGTTATCAGTCACGGTTCCTTTAATTAAATTGCTAGGTAAATTGTTATGTTTGACTCCATCATCATGATCAATAATATCAGTGGTCTTAAGATTTCCATAATGCCACTGATAAATGAGTCTATGAGCTCCTCGAGCTCCTTGATGAATTCCTTCGAACTGAACACCTAAGTATACCTCTATGTATCCATTTGTGCTTTCATTAGGACCTATTCCAGCTACCATTCCTATCTTATCTCTTTGATAATGAATTTTCCATATTAGATGCCCTTCATTATAGTCGAATACTTTTCTCAGCATTTCTTTAGGTGGTAGCTCTTTTATATGTCTCATAAATACTCCAGATTTATATTACTATATTATATAATAACCTAATTCCTTTGTATATAAATAAATTTAAAAATGTTTATGTACAACTGTTCCTTTTTAAATTATAATTACCTTGATAGATAAATCCCGCCTTTATAACATCTCCTCTGTGAGGATAGCCCGTGGCTAATGACAACGAGGCATAACACATTTAGGAGATACCCCAATGAACTTATGGTCCAATGTGGATATGATAGCTCAGGAAGCCATCATGCATCTTGAGGATTCACTTGTTATTACAAACCTGGTTTCCAAAGATAAAACCGCTGATTTCATGGTACGCCCTAATGGCTATCGTGTAGGTGATACAGTTCGAATTAAAACTCGTCCTGAATATACCGTTGATGATTTTACTGGTGAAGGTCCAGTGAATGTTCAAACAATCCGTGAATCAACCCGTACCATGTCAATTGAGCATCTTTATGAT